CTCCAGTCAATAGCAGCAGAAGCGTTAATGTCTGCATTTACAATGCCATTAGTCAAAGCCAATTTGCTGTAAGCAATCTGAGCAGATGTGTTAACGTCTGCGTTAACGATTGCTCCAGTACCAATGACTGTTGTAAGACTGACGTTTCCAGTTCCATCAAAAGTAACTCCGCTTGCTTCTACATCTCCAGTTAATTGGAATGTGCGAGCAGTAGCCAGAGCAGTAGCGGTAGCAGCATTACCTGTAGTTGAACCAGAAGAACCTGTTACGTTACCTGTTAGGTTGCCAGTAAATGTACCTGCGATAGCACCAGTACCAGTAATGGTTGGGCTAGAAATTGTTGGGCTAGTTCCAAATACTGCTGCACCAGAACCAGTCTCATCTGTTAAAGCAGTAGCAAGGTTTGCACTTGATGGAGTTCCAAGGAATGTAGCAATACCAGTTCCAAGTGCAGTAATACCCGTACCACCATTGGCTACTGGAAGAGTTCCAGTTACGCCAGTTGTTAGAGGTAATCCAGTTGCATTAGTTAGAACACCAGATGCAGGAGTGCCGAGTGCTGGAGTTACAAGAGTAGGAGATGTAGCAAATACTAGAGAACCAGTACCTGTCTCATCAGAGATGACTCCACGAAGTTGAGTAGAAGTAGTTGCTGCGTGTGCAGCAAGAGTTCCTTCGACGTGAGTATTAGCCTCACGGAAGTCACGGCCGATAGCCATGTGGCGAACTTTAGCGCCAGCAGAGTGTGCAATACCAGAAGATCCATCACGGCCACGAACAATAGTAACAGTATTATTGCCTGAGGTTGACGGGTAGGTTATGTCTACAATTTCTTCAAGGGCTGTGTCTGGATCAATAACAACCGTGAATGTTTCAAGCGGTGATGTGTTTCCAGGAGTAACAGTAGAAAACAGACCTGACGCTGATGCCACAACCATAGTTGTTGCACTGGAGTTTAGTGCGGCTGTGAGTGTAGTTTCTTGGGAAGTAGAGGAATATAGCCGTGTTGTCATTAGTACCTCGTGTAGTGGATTCGGGTTGGGTAAACATCTTTGAGTTTGCCAGACTCTTCTTGTAAGCGTTGCTGGAATAGTCCGAGCATAAAGCGAGCAGTAGATGCTCCTGAGCCATACTGGATCTTTGTATCAGCGTTATCAGCCTCAGCAGATGAGTAGTTCAAACGACCTGGATCGATGAACGCTGCTAGGCGATATGCAGCACCGTAAATAATCACATCTTTGCAAGATGAAGGCAGTCCCGTTACTGTCTCAAATACTGCGCTAGATGCAGATGCTTCTAATGTTGCAGGCTTCTTTGTATAAAATACTTGTACTTTGCGACCTGCTTCTACAGCGTCATAGATCGAAATAGTGTTTGCAGTTGTAAATGCTGTGTTGTTAGCCAATGGGTCATGGCGCCAGTTTCTAACTGGTAGCCACTCTTTAGATGAACCGCTTACGCTACGAGATACATAAAGTATCGTCTCTACTTCTGCCGGAATCTCATATGCTGAAATCGCTGGGTTGTAGTTAAACTCGTGCCTTCCAACAGCAAACAGTTGAGGAAATACTGCATTTATCGTATCGTTGATGGCTTTCTTTACAGTAGCCTTTGGGAACGTAGGTGCAATAGTAACCTTTGTATTTGCTGTGTGGATAGCGGCAGTAGTGCCATTGTATCCACGACCATAAGGAGCGATAGTTGCAGAAGAAGAAACACGGTCATAAGAATCCAACCAGATCAGTTCATCTTCAATTTCAACAACACCCTTTCCAATATTGGTAGTGCTACCAAGATTAAGGGTAAGACCAGATGCTGTAACATCCTGTGTGAGGTGAGTCAAACGGTCTTGTCGTAAAGTATAACCTGATAGATTGAGAAGAATCTCATCTACCATATTGGCATAGGTTGTTGTCATTTTAATCCTTTAGTGTCGGTTATTACTTAGAGTTTCCGTATCCACCAGACTTGCCACCAACGCGTGATGTAACAAATCTAACTACTGGGTTCTTCTTTAGGCTTTTAGTCTTTTGAGCAGGAGCGGCCTTCTTGGCTGCTGATGTGTAACGAACACCTGAACCAGTTGTATATGTAGCCTTGCTGCTCTTAGCGCTTCCTGGTGTGTAGGCCATAGAACCTGATGGCTTTGGCTTACCAGCGCCTAGACCTGTAAAGCGTGAGTCTGTTGACTTAGAAGCAGCCTTCTTCTTTGCACTCTTCATAGCCTTTGCACGTTCTGCTTCGTTTGCATACCCTGCGTTCATTCCACGATTTTTGGTTGCAGTTTTCTTTACTGCGCCCTTTTTGTTAGCAAGACGTGCTGCATTCAAAGATGCCTGCATAATTGCACGGTCTGCTGCTGAGTATTCTGATAACTTATCTTTGTATTCTGGATTTCTCATTTTACCACTTTACCTTGTCTGCCCAATATGCGGCACTCATTTTTCCTTTGGATATATTACTTGCGTGACGTGCTTTGAAGGATTTTCGTCGTGCAGCATATGATGCTGACTCGCCCTTCTTTTCAGGAGAACCTGATACGCCTTGTTGACCAAAGCGAATAGTCTTAACCTGAGATCCTACTTTTGCAACCACCACATGTGATTTCTTTGGGTGGTTAGGAGTGCGCTTAGGCTTGTTGTAGCCAGATACACCCGCCCTAGTTAATCTTGAATCTTTCATCTGTACCCTGCTGTTTTCTTCGCTATTGCTTTCGGTTGCTTTACAAACTGCTTGCCCTTTTTATTTCCCTTAGCCTTAGCCTTGTTAGTAGCAGCCTTTTCAGCAGGAGATAAAGCACTCCATGCTGCAGACGGCAGATAACGCTTCTTACCCTTAGAAGGCTTACCGTCAGATGTTTTCCACTTCTGAGCAGTCCACTTCTTGAGCGACTCTTGGGATTTAGCAAGTGCCATTATTTGTAACCTCCGCCTGCTTTCTTATATTGAACCGCAAGTAGTTGAGCCTTACGTGCTGACCATTCTCCAGGATCCCCACCTTTAGAGCCAGCCTTAATCTTTCTGAATAAAGAAGCGCGCATACCAGGCTTAGTGTAGTTACCAGCAGCATTAACTTTAGATACTGCTTTCCTCTTGGCTGCCATTATCTGTTTCTAGCCTCAAATGCTTTTTTGGACACAGCAACATATTGCTTGTATGTTAGGTCGCCTGCTTTGTAAGCAGCAGAACTCTTATACTGAGCAATAGTTGGAGGAGTAAACTTAGGCATAGGTGTTGCCTTTGGCTTAGGCGTCATAGTAGCCTTTGCCTTTGGAGTAGTTTTTGGTTTAGGCATTAGGTTAGGCATAATTACATACCACCGAATAGCCCGCGCTTTGGCGCAGCCTTCTTCATGGTTTTCTTCTTAGCGGTTTTCTTAACCATCTTCTTGCCAGTCTTTTTGGCTTCCATCTTTGCTGCTTTCATACCCTTAGCGGTATAAGCGAATTCTTTCATTCCTACTTTTGGCATTATACTAGTCCTACTTCCTTGAGTTTAGATACGGTTTTATTCTCGATTAAGTTTGTGCTGGGCATGTGATTGGAATCGTATGCGGCACCCATAGCATCAGAAGCCCTACGAGCCTCGTTAATCTGTTTCATGCTTGTCCCTGCTGGTTGGATGCCCTGTGATCTTGCCTCTCGGTAAGCGTTCAGTTCACCTTCCCATTTTTTATTGGTCATAGACTTTTGGTTACTGGCATCTCCAGTGCTTAGTTGTAGTCCTGCTGCTTTGCAGCCGAAGCACACATCTGGGCCACCACAAGTGCTGTGGTCAATAAAAACATCTCTTGCTCTAAACGGAACTGGAGAAGTTTCCTCGCAGTTCGTACATCCATACTTTACAGCCTTAAAATCGTGCGTATCAGTGAATCCCCATTCAAGCACCTTGCTGATATGTTCACACATTTATATCGTCTCCACCGTGTATCCTGCAGCCTCTAGGCTTGCCTTTTCTCCTGGACTAACTTCATAAGAATATCCACCGATATAAGCAACTTCTGCCTCGGCGATCTCCTCTGACGAAGGTGTGCGAAATTCGTAGTACTCACCTGCTACCTTTAGGACTGAGACGCCTCTAGTAAGCCTGTAGCGGCTGAATAAGCGACCTTCACCCGCAGGGCCTTCGCTTATTGTGGGTGTTGTGAATCTATATGCCATTTAGCCTCCTAAGCCGTTTTACTGATGAGTAGGGGTTTCCCCCTACCCACCCGTCTAATTACTTAGATACGAACTGACGATGCAGTTTCGATGCGGTATAGCGCTTCCTGACGGAAGATAGACCAGTTAAGGATACCGTGCCAGCCGACTGGGCGGAAACGGTTCAACTTGTCTACAACGTTACCAAACTCAATGCCTGGTTCCTTCCATACTGCTTCAGCAAGTGCTTGCTGTCCGAGTACGTAAGTGTTGTAAACACGAGCCTTTGGAGTTACTGTAAGTGTGTTTGTTCCAACAGTACCTGAGTTAGCAACAGACACAGTGAATGTTGTGTTTGTAGCGCCAACTGAGATTGCTGTAATCAAAGCACCAGTACCTACGTTTGTACCTGAGATAGCATCGCCAACCTCAGCAAGACCACCGAATGCAGCGTTGGCTGCAACGATTGTGAACTCGCCTGAAGCACCTGATACTGCAGAAGCAGTAGCAAGTGCTGTTAGAGCCTTACCTGAGATAGTGTTGGTCATGCGTGGTGTCTCGATGAAACGGACACCTTCCCATGCGCCGAGTTCTCCAGCAAGGAGTGCTCCTGCATTCTGGTACTCATGTGGTGTACGCCAGATGTTGTTTCCTGTCTCTGTGCGGAGATCGTGTGAAACTTCTGGGTGGATGTATGAAACATACATTCCGCCACGTGGAACAACGTTATTAGCGCGCAACTTTGTTACTGCGTAACGGACGTCGCGGCCCTTGAAAGTATCTGTTGTATCGATTGTTGACTTAGCAGCAGTTGTTGAAAGTGCTCCGCCTGATTCACGGATAACGTTTGTACCAGCATCAAGAGTTGCTGCGATACCGTTATCTAGTGTTGTTGCCATGTTGAACGCAACTGCGTTAGCAATCCATGGATCAACATCTGATAGAGACATAAGTGCCAACTTGCGTGTAGGAAGTACTACGCGACCAAGTTCAACCTGTGTCACATCAAGTGTGGTGGTTGCTGGCATTGCTACTGCGTCTGGGTCTACAGTTTCAGCGAGTGTTGCACCAGCAATTGTGGTGTCAGCAATATCGTTGTAGAACTGGAAACGGATTGAAGAACCGTCGTGGGTTGGGCTTCCGACCTTCTTGTCCGCGATAGCGCGGAACTGTGGTGTTGTACGCAAGTTCATTTCGATCAACTTGTCGTACGCCATAGTTACAAGATTGGAACCTAAACCAGAGGTTGTGGTTGAAAAGACATCTGCCATTTGGAGATATCCCCTTTCTAGTTAGTGTGCGGTTTTCTACTGACCGCTGAGAATGGATAAAACTTCATCTTCTGATTGTGCATTCGCAATGCGATTTGCAAGATCATCTGATGCTGCTGGCGCTTCTGCTCCAGTTAGTGCGTTGTTCATTCTTTGCATGCTTTGGATATCTTCTTGGCTAACTGCTTGCTTTTCTTCGAGTTTAATCCCGAATACATCAGCATAGTTATCTAGCCATTGACTTACTGCTTCTTCCGAAGCATCGATATCTTGTGGAACGAACGAAGCGATCTTTGGATTCACGCCTTTGGATGCAAAAGCATCCTTGATAATCCGCTCACGCTGGGCCTTGCTGAGTTCTCCGAGACTGCCTTCTAGTTCTCTATTACGCTTCTGTGCCTGCTTGAGGTCTTTGCGTAGTTTGCGAACCAAGTCAGTATCTGATTCAAATGATGGCGTAAAGTCATCATCGTCATCTTCTTCAGTTTCCCAGTTGATGTTGTCGCGGTTGTTGCTCATAGCAACCTCTCCCTTAGTTAGTAGTTGTCGTACGCCTCAATATAGATGGGGGTCTGTATTGGCTCGTACTGTCGGTCTTGCACACCACATGGGGCCGATGGATCCAGTGGGATTCTAATTTAGAGCAGTCCTGCTGTGCTCTTTCCGCCTAGGGAACCACCCGACATACGGTTGGCTCCGATAGTTCCTGACTTGCGCTGGAAGGCAAGTTGTTCTTGCTCAGTACGCTTACGTAAAAGTTCTGATGCAGTGCCGCTAAACTGCTCGGCTTCTAACTGCTTCTGTAGATCAGCGCGAAGTTGTGATTCAGGCGCGCTACCCATACCTGTGCGCTGTCCGTAAATCTGTTCAAGTTTCACGAGTGGATTAAGTTGCTGTCCGATTACTTCGTATCCTTGAGCAGCAACGCCAGTTACCTGAGCCTCAGAGAGTCCCTTGGCTGTGAGTTCTGCGCCAATCTTTCTAGCATAGTCAGTATCAATAGCGATACCTGCTTGAGCACGACGAACTGCTTCTGTAACAAATGCAGCGGTGTTCACGTTCTGCTGCATTACTTCTTGGCCAACCTTAGGGTCTAGGTAGAAGTCTGTGAGTCCAGTTGCATCTTTGATGTTTCCAAGTTTAATTAGTGCCTGGACTTTTGCTGGGTCTGCGTTAATTGCAGCAAGGCGAGCAATATTTGCGCGCTCACTAAACGTCTGAACATCTACGTTATTCTTAACAAGGTCTTTTAGATAGTCAGGAGTTGTGAACTTCTTATCTAGGTTAAAGCGTTGCTGAACAATCTTGTAGCCTTCAACCGCGTTATAGAGTTCGCTAGGAGTCTTAGGAGAAGCAAGCACTTCATTGAGATACCCATACTCTGTGTAAAATGGTGACTTCATTCTAGTACCATTTTTGAGTGTGTACTCTTGGTTGTTCAAAAAGATATCTGTGGCGTTGTCGTAATCAAGACCTTCTTGCAGAAGGCTGTTCAAGAAGCCAGTAGATGAATCAATGACACCAGCAGAAAAGCCCATACCCTTGAGTTGAGCCTTCATAACATCAATGTTTGTAGTTGGCTTTGTTGGAGTAGTATCGGTTTTACTACCGATTATTTCCTTATCACCGTTGCTGTAAACGATAGTCTTTGTACCGTCGTTATTGTCGACAATATCAAACACTGTACGACTACCAGCAACGGGAACCACAGCAGGTTTAGCAGGTGGTGTGTACTTCCCATCAACAATGGCTCCACCAGCAGCAGCCGCAGATTCAGCCGCAGCGGCACGTGCCTCCGCAATAGCGGCCTTAGCCTCGGCTACAGAAGGATCTATAACAGGAGTAGGAGTTGGCCTAGAAGCAGGAATATTCGTTCCGCCAGATTCGGGTCTTGGTCTAGCCATTATCGTCCTAACTTACTACGAAGGGATTGCATAGCGTTAACACCTTCGTTAATTGCTCGGGATGTTGTTCCATAACGTGAATCAGACATAACTGCTTGGTTGACTTCAAACTCGTTTGGAAGGCGATACACGCCTTTATCATCTTTGTAGTTTGCAAGTTTAATAACCAGTGGATCAGTAATGCCAACCTTGGTTTCTAGCGCAATACTCAATGAGTCCATCAATGGGTTGAGGACATCTGCTGCATCTTTGCCAGCCTTTAGGCTTTCAGCGATGCTCATGTATTTAGTACCCATCTTGTCGCGGATACCGTTGCGGTACTGAGTTAACATCTCTGCGCTCTGGTTAGCATTGCTTGCGCTGATAGCGTCTTTAATAATTGGGGCAACTACAGATAGATCAGGAACTGTATCGAAGTTCTTAGAGTGTGCCTCAGCAATAGAGTCGTATAGAACCTTGGCTGCTCCGCCTAGTTCTTTTCCGCTTAGGGTTACATCTGGGAAGTTCTGACCAATATAGTTAGCCAAGAATGCTTGTTGTTCTTCTGCGGTAAAGCCTTCGCCAGAAGTAGTTGTAGTACCAGTATTGATAGTTTCGTACTGGAGTTGTCCAGCCTTGTTAACCGCCTGCTTACCTGTCTTAGGATCAATAACAGGACGGTAAGTAGTCTTGGTACTTGTGGTTGTAGTAGCCTTCTGACGCTTTACTTCTGCGTTCCAAGCGGTCTGGAAGTTTCCAAAACTTGTATCTTTAGGAAATTCTCCGTATGCTGCAAAGTGAGCATCGTTATAGCCTTGTTTAGCGTCAGTGATATCCTTGTACTGTAGGGCAGTAGACACTGCCTTGTTGTACTTAGCAGTAGTATCTTGCTGCTTAACAGCACCATCTCCGCCAACACCGCTTCTCTTAAAGAGTTCTAGCAGGGTTACTGGGTCAGTGTTGTTCGCTACAGCCAATGAGATGATCTTGTCTAGACCAGCAGCATCTCCTGGGCCAACTACTCCGATAGGAGTTTTCTTGTCCTTTACGAAACCAGTAGAGCGGAGAAGTGTCTGCAGATATTCGTATTGAGTGCCTTGACCAGCAGGGCCACTGTTAGGAATACTCATCTCACGACGAAGATTCTGTAGAGCAAGAGCCTTTGCAGCAGGGTCAGTAGTTTCTACATATGCCAAAAGGTTATTTTTTGATCCGTAGATGTTCTCAGGAACCATTGAGGCTGCTTGTGTAATACTTGCAAATGCAGATCCAGATAGACCAAGTGCAGCATTACTTGCTGCTTGACTTTGCTTAGTAACCATTGTTAGTCCTCCAGTTGTCCTGCGAATACGCCGTAGTACATACGACTAAATGATTGATTTCGTAGCATTAGTTCCTCTGCTAAAGATCGCAATTCGTTACGCATCAAAGTAGCAAGCCCACCCTTTGAGGTGAGTTCTGCATAGTTAGATACCTTTGCCTTGTTAAGAATGTCTTGGAAATCGCTATACTTTGAGTAGAACTCAGAGGTTTCCTTGTATACTGGAGACTGCTTAAATGCTGGATCCTCTAGTGCGTTTTTTACAGAAGCAATCTTTTCAAGAACAGCACCTGTTGTAATAGTAGACGCTGGCTTAGATCCACCAAATGTCTTATCCAGTTTAGCAATCTGCTCTGTGTACCAAATATCACCGTAGCCACTAGCAATCTGTTCATTGGCTATCTGGCTCTTCATCATGGTATAGACACGAGACTCAGCCTCATTTGCCAACTCATTTGTTGATAATGCACGGCGAGCACCGCTGCTCTTCTGCCAGTTGTAATACTTTAGAGAGTATTCTCCGCCAGGGAAGAAGTAAGGAATGATATCTCCAGGAGCCTTAGCGTACTTAGTCACTGACTCTGGGTTGTTATTTAACCAAGTCCAAGCATCTTCTGTGCCTCTAACTCCTGGTGTAGTTCCACCAAGGGTAACAAGCAGGTTCTCTATGCCATAAGTATCAGCGAATAGCGATACAGCCTTACCGTAATCACCAGGATTATCGTCTGTAATTCTCTGCCAGTGATCGTAAAGCATGGTCATAGTCATAAAGTTCAACTTGTTATCAGGAGTTTTAATCTTTGCAAGCACTTCATCTTGTGGAGTTGCTGCTGAGATACTCTGGAATAGAGCACCAAAGAATCCAACTTCGCGTGATAGCGCTTCTGCATCCTTAAACAAGCGGTTTCTTTCAGCATCGCTAGCCATTGGATTATCTCCATAGTTGCCAGTTGAGGCAAGATATGCAGCCCAATCTTTAACGCCACGCTGTACAACTGTTTCATCACCCATACGGTATGCAATAGTCTTTTTAAGCCATGCAGGGAATACGAAATCCTCAGCACTCTTTGGCTTACCAAACGGTGTGATGATATCTCGCAAGATGTCGTTCACAGGGCCAAATGCTGTAGATTTTCCTGTAGCAGCAAATAATCCTTGTGCTACTGGGCCAATACCAGGAAGTCCTGGGTTAACTTGACCAAATGCTAAGTTAAGTGACTGTACTGGAGAAGTCATCTGCAGTGCTTGCTTAGCACCATCAACTCCAGAAGTCATACTAGCCATAGCGCCAAGTACTGTTCCTGCAAACGGTGTCTTAAACTTCTTAGGGCCATTAGGAGTATCTTGATAGAAGAAACCCTGTTCTGGATCGTAAGTTACGCCACTGATATCGTAAAGAACGTTTGAGCCTTCTTTATTCAAAGCATCAAATGCTTTAGCAAACTTAATTGCAGGTGTTGGGTTCTTAGATAGTTCAGCCCACTTGCTTAGTGTGTTGTAATGTGCCTGAGCAAACGGGAAGATTAGGCGGACAGCATTAGCGTATTGCTTCTGCTGACCTGCATCATAGAATAGGTTCTTAACATATTTGCTTGCTTCACGAGCAGCCATATTATCAATAGTCTTTAGGCTTGCAGTTCCACCAGTATAGGCAGGGTTCTTTTGACGCTTTGCAATTTCTTTATTGATCTCACGAAGTATTGGACTTCTACGACCAAATACCTTTTTACCATTTTTGGTAATTGGAGAAAGTGATTTAATTGCATTAGCACGGAACTGAAGCAAATCTTCTGTCTTTAGAAGCGATGCATATCCAGCAGCGTAGTCCCAATAAGCCATCTGGAACTCTGGGCCGAAGTTCAACTTAGACTCAGCATATGCTGCTAGTTCAAAGAACCTATCAACAAGCCGTGTAAATGACTTGTCCATTTGACCAAAGACAAATTCTTGGTTTTTAACAAACACAGTAGACCCTGTTAGATCCTCTGGCTTGAACTCATCAGCCATCTTCTTGATAAATTCTCTTTCAAGAACATTTAGTTCTGCAACAGTTTTGCCACCTGTTGAGTATGGAGCCTTAATCTTAACCAACTTGTTACCGCGAGTTACGGTTATTTCTCCATCACGGATTAGATCAAAGATCATGTTTGACTTAGGGCCAGTGCCGGCAACGGCATTAATGTTGCTAATAACAGAAGAACCTTGACTGCTATCAAACATATGAATAAGAATATCGTCTATGTTTAGATTATCTTTAGCAATTCCAGGGCCTGACTCGGATACATCCTTTAGATAAATCTGACGCAACCCAGGGTTAGTTGTAAATATGCTAGCCACAAAGTTTCTTAAAGGATTATCTTTGTTATCAAAGTCCTTGATAAGACCTTCTAGCCAACTGCGTTGTGATTCTGGTGATGAGTCTTTTAGTCTAATAATTGCAGGCATGAACTTATCTGATACAAAGTTATTTACAGTATAAGCCAAGCCTTCTGAGAACTCTGGGTGGTCACTTGAAACAATCTTAAAGTTATTAAATACCTGAGATCGTCTATTAGAGCGAATATCTCCTGCAGAGTTAAGCCTATTCCACCAAGAGCGGAAACCAACTGCAGCATCCCCTAATTCTGCTTCGGCTTCTTGAGTCTTAAATACGTTTCCAGATGCATCGTATTGGTATTTAGCACCTTTAGCCAAGAACTTTGCAAATATTCCACCTTCTGGATTTGCTACTACGGTAGCAATAAATCCAAGCGGATTAGTAAATAAACTGTTGTGGCCAGATAGCATTTGACGCATTTGCATTTCTGCAATATTGCGTGTTACGTAAGCAAAACGGCCAACCAACTGCGCTGTACGCCAGAAGTCACCGAACTCTTCAAGTAATACCTTACCAGCACGAGCCTTGTTAATTACAGCGTTGGATTTATAATTACCCACGGCTTTATAGATTGCTCTAGTGTCTGGTAAAAACAAGAAGTCTTGAACTGCTTGCCACTCCATGAGTGCTTTATCAATAGAAACTGATTGACCATTAGTTACAGTAATATGTGGGTTAGAACCTTTAAGGGCTGTATCTAGACTATAAGCATTTTCAAGAGCGCGTTCTTTACCGCTTATCTTAGTAACTTTTTTAAGTTCCTCGATCATTTTAGCGTCTAGCGCTAGGTCTGTTCCAATAGCATCTACAATCTTATCGACGCCATTTACTACAGCAGCACCACGTTCTTGGTTAGTAGTAGCCTTAAATATATCGCGTTGGATTTCAGCGATCAATGCTTCTTGACGGTTCTTACCAAGCGCCTGCTTAATACCAGCAGAACTTACCCAGTTAGCAACTCCATTGAGAAGTTCTGTTCCATTACCTAGGCTTAGTACCGCACCACGAACATAGTCACGTCCGAATACACGGTCAACTTTTTCTACGAATTTAACTACCTTTAGGTTTGCTGGATCTACCAGACGCGCCATTGGAGATGCTTGCAACTTCAAACCAGTTGAGACCGCATCACGCACTGTGCGTGGATCCATAGTCTCGCCACCAACATGATTCAAAAGAACTCTTAGTACATCTTCTGTGTTATCAGCGTTAGTCAAAGCCTGAGTCAGTTCAAGATCCAACTTGCCACCGAATAGGTTGTGGACTCGTACAGGATCTGTCTCTTTAGCAACTACTTCGGCTACAACAGCAAAACGCTTACCAAGAAGCCATTTTAGATGTGTATCAAAATCTTTAGTTACGTTGCCAGAGAAGCCATCAACTAGCCCTGCTTCTACGCGTAGCGCTTCAATACCAGCAGTTTTTTCAGCAACCTGTGCTTCGATGTTAAGGATCTTCTTGAGACCCTTGTAATCTGGGTCATTAATAAGTTCCTTGAGGATCTCTGGATCTTTATTAGCAGCCTCACGAAGTGAGTAAATGTAGTTAAGTCTATCGTCTAGTTCGTTGCCCTTGAGAACTGCATCTTCATATTCATACTGACGACGAGCAATTACTTCTTCTTTACCCTTGATTGAAGATAGAAGTTTAGCAAGGTTAGGGCCAAGGTTAGTTGGGTCTGCAACTTCTGCTGCAGCAACGGCAATCTCTGCACCCTTTGCACCGATCTTTGAGTTGTTGGTGATTACTACACCACCAGTTTCTCCATAGATAGAGCGAATATTAGTAAATCCGTCAACCTTCCAGATGCCTTCAATGGCTTTGCGAATTGCATACATCGCTTCTGGGTTCTTGTACTTAGCAACCTGACCGATAAGTGATCCTAGTGACTCTGCTTGAACAAGTTCGTCACCAACAGCAAATAGTGAACCGTGGAAGCCTTCTAGGCTTGCAGTTTGCTGATCTAACTTAGTGCTAAGTTCTTGGAATATCTGCATCTGAGTAGTATCATCAGTATTCTTAGATAGACCACGAATTTTATCAATTAACTTAGCGCGTCTTTTTGCTTCTTCTGCAATTTCTTTTGGAGTAGCCTTATTGAAAGTATCGGCTAGGTCAAGTAGATTAAACTTCTCATCGCCTCTAGCAGTGATTACATATTCAAACTGCTCTTGAGCGCCTACAGATATCTTACCTGCTTCTGGAACTTCATCTAGGAAGATGTTGCCTCTAAAGAAGCCACCAGTGTTTTTTGCTTCTGCAGCAAGAGTATCAATGGCTCGTGTAAGTTCACCACTGCGTACCTTTTCGTGAGTGCTAAACCAGTTAGCAACTGCAGGTACAGATAGAGTCTTACTTGCGATATCGTCACCGACATCACCTGTTGGGAACATAATGGTTTTTTCGGTATTAAGAAGTTCTCTTACCGTACTTACCATAGTCTTGTTAGACTTTTTTTCCAACTCAGCAATTTCTAGGGCTGTTTTATGAAGGCTGGTATCAATACGCTTGTATTGCTTAGCGGTTTCTTTCTTACCAGTTTTGTAAAGTTCTTTGCGTTCTGCGCGTAGTACGGCTTGTTTTTCAGCAAGTGCAGCCTTCTGTGCAGCCTCTGTAAATGGCTCTGCAGCAAGTTTTAACTGTGAGGCTTTCTTACCACCTTGAATAATCTTACCTACTGAGCCAGGCCCAATCCAGACAGAAGGATCTAATGAAATGTTAAGTACGGCATCAATAGTGCCAGACATGACCTTATAGGCAGTTGTATCTGGATCTTGAGCCATGCTTTTAGCGGCCCAACGACCAATAGTAAATGAGTCTCCACCGATCTTGCCATAGGCTTGCATAGCCTTGGCTTGATCTTTACCGACCTTAGATTTAGGATCAATGAAGAAACCAGAACCTGTATCTACTCCGCCACCATCGACAACATCAACTATAAGAGAACCAAGTGTTGTACTTTTCAAAGTGTTCATTGGATCTGCCATTGGTGGTCTGCCAGTTGAAATATTACGTGCGCTAACAGTTGCTAGATCGTAAATAGAGCGAAGTGCAGCAAAACCTACACGAGTAGTAGCCTTAAAAGGATCGTAAATAGCATTAGTTAGTACATTTCCAATTTGGCCAACAATTCCACGATCAGATGCTACAGTTTTCTTAATCTTATCGACATTCATCATGTCGTTTTTAAGTTTTGTAATACCGTCTAGAGAAACAATGGTTCCAATACCAGGAGTTTCAGCAGTCATGCCTTGTTTTACCATAGCGGTAATTAAGTCTTTGCTGATATTTGGGTACTTGTTAGCAATATTAGTAAAGTTATCAAACTTATCAGGTGTTAGAGAACCCAATTCCATAGAAACCATGCGGTTTCTTGTCTCTTGTACAGATGACTTAGAGTAAAGTTGCTTGTATACGTCTAATTTCTCTGCCATTAAATGCCCAATTCGTTATAGGCTTCTACAAGTGCAATTAGTTGACTAGAATTTGGATTTGCTGCAAGCAAAGCGCGAGCCATAACTGAACCAGGATCAATAGCATCTACTGGTTCGGCCATGCCTGTATTATCTCCAGGGCCACCAGGGGCTGACTGAGACAATGGTACATCTGTACCTGAGTATGCAGTTGCAGGAATAGCCTTAATTGGGTTAACATATTCTTGCTGTCCAGTAACGCTGCTTGCTGTAGGCGCAGTAGCAGAACCTTGTGCTAGTTCTTTGTTGGTTTTACGCTCATTGTATGAGCCACCAGATGCGTTTTCAATTCTAGCGCCGCGTTGTGCGCGCTGTGTACGTTCTACGACGTTCTGATCTGAGCGAGATGAGTTCTTTCCGACACCTGATACTGTTTGCTTAAATGCCATGTGTTAGTCCTCATCATCATCGTCATATGGCACATCGCCAATTTTTTCTAAAGGTTTAACTGGAAGTATCCACGAAGGGAAAGACTCGGGATCTGTAATCAACCAGAACGCTGCATCAACTGAAAAGCCTGCGCGGCGTAATGACTTATAATATTCATTAAGAGAAATACAATAAGCGTCCAAAGCAGAGTAGGTATCTAAGTCGATAACTTTCTTACGAGATGCCATCATATTATCCCATCGTTGCTAGAATACTTGCTAAATCCTGTGGTGGTGCTTGTTGTGGAGAGGCCCCACCAGAAGGTTGTCCAGGAGTGGCTGGGGACGGGGGCGCCTGCTCTACTGGGCCTTGTGTGCCTGGTGGAGCCATCTCTGGCTGCATCGGTTGTTCAGGCTTTGGAGGCGTGAACACTGCCAAGGCAGCATCCTCTATGTTTTCCCCCTTGCGACGACGTTCAATGACGTCGGCAATATTACGGATTAGCGCAGATGGATCTTGTCCCTGTGCGACCATCGCAGGAATTGCTTGTGCAGTTGCTGTGATAGAAGCGGTAAGATTATCGCGCATTTTTTCTATTTCAATTCGTTGTTCTTCCAGTGTTACGTTAACGCTCCATGGAAGTTCACGACGGATGAAGTCTTTCGATACTAGGTCTGCACCTAGTGCTTGAAGGGAGAATATTAGGGCGCGGGAAGGATCTAATCCAGCCATCAAACCATATCGAACCTCTATTGAAGAGTCTCCATTGATGTCTTTGCTTGGCTTGTACTTTAACTCGTACGGCGTACCTTGCGCTGTTCCTCTAACACTCTTATCTTCATCGAATAGCATTTCATCTATTTCGAAACACAACTTGAGTACATCTTCAAACACCTCAGCAAGAATGGTTTGACCAGCCTTGATCTGAGAGTCAAAAGCACCAAGTAGTGCCTGGACACCTTGACCAGTAATAATACTGGCGTCAATGTTTCCAGTTCTACCCTCAGGATATCGAGCACCAAGTCGTAATTCAGATTGGAGTGCTGATTGCTCCTGAAAAGTAGCAGCGGGAATGTCTAATTTAACACGCCCAACACCTTGTGGATTTGCAGTTCTGATGATTGCATCAGGCCCCATAGGCAAATCAATTACATCGTTAGGGACAACAAACGGCGCTTGGATTGACTTTTCAGCCGCTTCCATAGCGAGGTTTGCAAAACGAGCACGAGCCATCTGTACATAGATAACATCGTCAAACTGTCCGCGTGACTCATCATCGATACCAGGACGACGTGCGATACGCACCATCATCTTACCGAGTGGGTTCTTAATACGGCTTAGAACTAAGTTACTGCGTGAAGGTACATAGAGAACTGTTTGATCTTTATCCATGTACTTGATGAGTTCTACATCTACGTTGTTATCTCGATCATAACCCATACGACCAAGAAGCGCAGGAGCGTGTTCTGGGAACTCATTAGCAAGTTCATGTACAGTTTTCATATAACGCTTTGCGTATGCTACGCAACGCCCGAAGCGATCAAACTCTGGGTATGAACCCATAGGATCTTCAACTCGGATACGAGGAAGGTTATCCTCAAAGTCTGGCTCTACGTGAATAGGAAGGAACCCGTAGGAGAAATACCAGTCAGCACCCCAGTACATCTGTGACTGTAGGCGTGAGTTGTATACGTAGTTGTTAGCAACCATGCCACGCTTATCAGCAAAAGCGCGAGCCTTTGAATTAGCAACGCTAACTGTAGAACAGTTAAACGATGGCAGTGGAGCCAGTACTTCTGCTAGGTCGCGCGCAGCAACATCGATGAAGTTGGCAACCATTGAATGAGGCATGCCTTCAGGGAACAATTCTGGGAACACATCAGCCATGTTGCCCTTGCGGACAGCCTGGATTTGTTCCATGCGAATATCGCGTTCTGCATGGCGCTGTTTGAGGTTATCAACGCGCTTAGCAATAGTATCAATATCTGCAACCATTATTGTCCTAACGAAGTGTGAAAAAAATTATTTATCGAAGTAACGGTAAGCCGTCTTTTTTAATTTACTGCCTTTTGCGCTATCAATCTTAATAAGGTTAGGCATATTTTTAAGTTGATTGTAAGATTTAGCCTTAACTTTTTTTGCAACAGCAGGCTTAATATCTCCGCCTGATTTAATACTAACTGTAGTATTAGGCATCCCAGTTCTTACATCTGCAGCAGTAGCCTTAGCGTACTCACCAGATTTACGTGCAGTTGTCTTAACGTTTGTATTCTTATTTTTAAGTTTTCTTAATGTAGTAGGCTTTACAACTTTTACACTGTTCTTGGCAATCTTTTCAGATGATGCTTTCTTCTTTAGCATTGGCGCTACTTTTACTGTACCTCTACTAAAGTTTGCTCTTTGAGCAGCAAATTTTACAGCCTGAACGCCTTTTACTACACGACCTGCAGGAGCAAGAGATGCAGCGGCAACAATTGCCTTACTAGCATTACGGAGTCCCTTGGCAGATTGATTCATATCAATACCAGATGCTCTAGCACGTGCTCGGGCATAGTCTAACTGTGCCTTTGTTGGTTTTGGCTTACTTGCCATTGTGTTCTCCTATTCGTTTCCGTATTCGTAGTCGTTTACATTGAGCGTGAAACGATTTTGAAGTTGACTTCTTGTAGCCCACTTATTACTGATGTGAGCCTGACCATTACGGGTAACACCGATCACTTCTCTAGCGCGTAGTTCACAGAACCACAACGCCATCACACAGTCGGTTTTACCCTTGGTATTAGGTTCCCATGTGATTAACTGCTGAATCAACGCTTTTACACCTTCTGAGCCGTCCTGTGAAGGAAGTTCAATCAGGTTATCGTCTTGATGCTCTTTGCCACGCACTGTACCGAAAAGTCCAGCCATAGCCGCAACGCCAAATCCAGTGTCCCACTTGTTTCTGCCAGTAAACTGACCAGAGAACTTGACCCCTACCGAGGCTAGGTACTGCTGTAAATCTGTATCTAAGGCGTAAGCCTTCTGATGTGCGTTAGTTTCAATACGCAATTCGTGGGGGGTATACTTATCAACCCACTGTTCAATCAAATTCTGGATCTTCTGCGGAGTAGGCTCAGACATGTTCTCAACATCAAGTACATATCGCATGCGACTTACTCGGTCAACCGTCATGATTACTGCTGCGGTACGACCAGACATCGCTGGGTCAAGACCCATGATGGTGTACCAGTTGCCTTTTTCCCTAGGGTGTCCTGGAGTACCTACTCGCAGTGGCCCTCGTTTTCGCATTCGGTTAGTAGAACCTTGCACAGCGAGAGGCGAAAATATAGAGTCCTCTTGTACGTCCTGTTGCTGATAAACCAATGCCCACGCGCTAGGGCTAACTTCGCTTCGTCGTCGAAAGAGTGCTGGCCCATTCCATTTAGGATACAGACCGTCCTCATCGGGAACGACATCTTCATCTGAACCCTCCCACGGTAAATGAGACTTGGGCCATAGAGTGACCCACTTCTCAGGATCTTCGTCAAATTCTAGAACGGCTGGCATTGAGAGGTATGAGAAGGGTGATTTGCCACCAACCCAGTGCTCAGCCGAACGGATCTCGCGGTAGAGGTCATTGGAGGCAATACGTGTGCCTACGACAAGTAACTTACCATTGTCTCCGAGACGGGTTACAACGTCTCGCTGCAACCACAGAAGTTGCTTTTCCCATTCATGAGCGTTAGA